TTCAACAGGAAGTGATTTCCCGGCTCGCCGCGCATCTCTGCCCTCTGAAGAATCTCTGTGCCGCCTGTGTAAGTGCCGTCATACTCAGCAGCCACAGCGTACTCATCTGGATAGCTACCCTGACGGCTGCGCCCGAACAACGTAAGCGCAGTGCCCGCAGCCCCGATCGTCACGCCCTCTGTAATCAGCACATTGGATATAGAAGCAGATGACACATCCTCTGCCAACCAATACGAGCCCGTTGCCGGTGTGGTAATGACGATCTTCATCACGTCGGCAATGTCGAAATCGGCGTCAAACAGGTATCCCCTGTGCCCTGAATCCCTTATTGAATAATGCTGATGGTCCATACCGCTCACCTATCCCTTATACATTGCAACGCATCTCTCGCCGCGTCATTCTGTCGCTTATCAGCCAACGTCAACCTGTCTTTACCCTTGAAGTGTCTGCGAGGATTGCCACACATAGCACAGCTACATAGCTTCCGAGTGCGCACCCAAAGCTGTTCAGTCTTTGAACCCTCATACAGAAAGCTGAACCCTGCCATTCGGCGATCAGTCAATCTCGCCAGGATGCCAGCACGTCGTTTCCCCTCTTGCAGATTCAGATAGTGCATCCCGTCACCTACCCCTTGTACATTCCCACGCATCTGCAATTCACGTCGTTCGTCCCATCACCCGGATAATCCGCACCGTCTGAGAACGTATCTCCGAATGGAATCCATCCCTGCCCCGTGTTATTCACGTGCGCCGTCCTCACCCGATCGTCGCCCGCGTCCAGCCATGCCTTCTGTTTCGCAACGCCTGATTGCCGCGCAGACTCGTGCATCGCCGTCCCAGCCGCTTGATGCACCTCAGTACGTGCGATCATCATTGCGCGATAGGTGTCCGTGCCGCCTTCCCAATCCTTAAACACCTCTTTGATGCTGCGTGCTATCTTGACACTGCTATCGCCATCCTTGATCCCCTTGAGCACGATCGCACGGATGGCCTTCTTCGTCGTGTCCTGTATCAGCTTCACCTCGGCAGCGGCGTGAGCGTTGACGTACTTCTCAATCTCCTCTGACCACGGATCGAAGTCGCGCTTTTCTGAGTGCAGTAGGACCCCCCTATCTGAGATCCTTTCTCCCGACACGTCGGAAGGTGAGGAAATCACTGCACTCATATCAATCGTCCTTGGAACCAACTCGTCAAACGTCTCTTCGCCGAAGTCCTCTATGACTGCTCTGTATACGGCAGTGAAGGTCTTCACCCACGCGCCGCGCTGGGATTCAATAGCCGCGTCAGTATCTGTATGTCCGTTTGTGATAGCTTTGACCACCGCTGACGACTCTGCCGTAAACAGAGAACTAACCTTCTGTGCAACACCGCGCTCCCATCCAAGCCGCTTTCTGTCCGTTGCCCGATAGTGCAAATCTAATACTGCGCTATCTGCCGACCTCTCAAGAATGCGTGCCCTCTTCTCACGAGGTAAGCGCATCATCTCTACGGCTGTATATGCCCGCCCTTCGTCAACCGTGTCCCGCGCCGCGTCAACAGGAAGCAACTTCACTGATATGTATCCGTCCTCTGGACAGTCTTTCTCATCAAACCCGAGGCTTAATCGTTCGTTGATCGCCCTGGTAGAGATGCCCATGTCGAAATACTTCTTCCCTTCTTCGGCGTTCGCTTTGCGCTTATCGACCATCGGCGGCGTACCTGACAGATCGTAATCGAAATAGATGCCATCGAAGTGAGGCGCAAGTTGGATGTTCAACGTAGCCACGAATTTCTTGACCGACGGAATGTACGTCGCGTTGTAAGTCGCAACCTCAGACGCCCTCATGTTCTCGAATTTGGCTGGTACTAATCCAGTTGACTCTGCGAACACGCCGAAGCCAGTGCATAGCTCCTGGTTCGTCAGGTTCGATCCGCCCATGAAGTCCATCTCAGCAGGCGTCGGGGTAGCAGGAACAAACCCGCGCCCGTCCTCGATAACTATCGCTTTACGTGCATTCGCTGGCCCTTCCTTGAACTCCTTCATCTGCGCCATTAGCCGATCATACTGAGTCTTTTCCAACATGCCCGTGCTTATAGTCCCACTAGGCCACATGCCATTTATCATCGAGTGATACTGGAAGTCAGTTATCGCATTGCCCGTGTCTACCAGCTTGGCATTCGCCCTCAATACAGGCTGCCCGAATAAGTCGCTCGACGGGCTGTAGTTCTTGAAGTGGACTATCTCGTCTTCAGCAAATGGAACTGGCTTGTTGCCTGGGATCGTGTAGAGGTATATATGTTTCTCTACCCCGTCATCACTATCACGCGCCCTTAGAACCTTGATGCTCACACGATCTGATCGTAGCGGGTCCAACCTTACGCTGTCGCCTAGCTGGTTGATGTACCAATAGGCGTCACCGGCTAAGCATAGGAATAGCTCTACCCTGAACTTCAGATCGTCCATTGAGATCTTAGGATTGGGGCTGTAAATCATCTTTGACGCTGGATGTGTATCTGAGGTCGCGTCTTTGGTGGATATGTCTTTAGCGATGATCGGGATGGAAACTTGCGCATCAGCTCTGAGTTGGATCAGCCGGGAAACGAGCCAGTGCGACTCATATCCTTCAATGACGGCCTTCTTCGTATTCCAATCCGTCCACTTCTCAACGCCGTATTGCATGGAGGAAGTTGTCTGAGGAGATCTAGCGCGTGTAGAAAGCAAATTGGCAATAGCGGCCCGAGGACCATCTACTGCCCAGTCTAGGACGGCATTGCGCAAACGTCCCATTAACTCCCCTCGATAAGCACAGTCCGGTTGTCGTGCCTATCGGAGAGATACTAACACGTGTGGCGTTTATATACAAGAGGGGTTGCTACTGATTGATTGGGAAACTATATAGATTGCTTGCCAGTATGTTTTCCTGACGATGTAAACTGACACTATGTATAGTTCGGAGGCTGGCTGATCCAACTCCCCAGCCGAGTATAGGCCAACAACGTAGGGCAGTAATCTGCGGCTTCACTCATAACAGATCAGCCTTGGCACCAACGTCGTTGCTGTGAATGTCCCCGGTTACCCGGAAGGTCACTCTGGAAAACGTTCGAGCTTCCCCTTATAAACACATTCGCTCCTCTGCGTGGCGCGTCCACGCCGCAGTCTCCATAGTAATAGCATCCTACACCTCAACGAACATGTTATTCCCATACCGCTCAGCGTCCCTAACCTTCTTCGTCGATCTGATCGACTCGATCTCTTCCGGGTTGATGTCGTGCACAGCGATAGACAAATGCACCGACCCATTGTGCTTCAAGGACAGTTCCTTCTGTCTCCAACGCTTGATGAACGCCGATGTCTCTCTGCCTGGTTTCGGCTCTCTCAGGTCGAACTCAGCGATCATGTCTGCGAGCGAGACTATGGGGTATTGTTTGATTGGCACTATTCGCCCTCTTCCCACGATTCCCACGGGAGCCAGCTACATCCTTCTTTCAGAAAAGGGAACGCGGATGCAATGTCTGTCATAAGCCGCGCCTCGGACTTGTAATCGTCTGATCCCAGCCCTTCACTGAAGCACACGCTGGCCCCGTGTACAACAACGGCAGCCATGTCTTCCGTCAATAGGATTCCTGTCTCTGTCATCTCTACCTCCTACAGATCAACGAAGAAAGCGCCGTGGCCTTCCTCGCCTAGCATCAGCTCAGTTGCCGCCCACACCATCGCGTCGATTCTATCATCATGCTCTAGCTCATCCAAAGGCGTCGTCATCTGATCCTCTAGCTCGTGGAATGAACCGTGATGGAAGCCACGTCCCTGCTCATACAGTGCTGCGATAGGCTCAGCCCTCAGTACCTTACCTCTGGTGGCTCTCACTTCCTTGTAGCTCACACTGGCGTTCACCTGTCGGATGGTGTTCTCGATCATGTCGCCGCCGTTGTTCACCTCGCCGATGATACGGTCAGCGTGCCAATGGAAGTAGGCCGACACTGCCTTGTTCGCCCATTCCTTCGGCGAGTAGTTGCCGCTTACGTCGTCAAGGACATGGAACTGATTACCGAGCTTGCCTGCTACGATGATGCCTGTCTGGTCAGATTGCTCGGTGTTGGTAACCGCAGGGTCGATAGCCACCACGATCCTATCATAGTCGAACGCCTCAGTTGAGCGTAGGATGTTATCGTACTTCCACAGTGCCCTATCATCATCATCCTGCCACAGCCCAAGTAGGAACCTATCACGCTTACGCTTTGACAGCCCGTTGAGGATCTTCATGAACTTCGGGTCGATGTTGTCGATGTTATCTGCCGGGTTCATCAGCATAGCCGCGTAGCTATCGGGATCTGCTAGTGGCGTCCTCTCTACTGGGTCAATCTTCTCGATGAACAGACGGTGAGACCAGTGCTGCTTATGCGGCGTGTTCTCGTCATAGTAGCAACGGTTGATGACGCCTGACTTCTCAGCCAACCTAGAAAGCGCAGTCTCTACCGAGCCGTAGGATAGCTGTGAGCATTCGTTGAAGAAGATCGAACTGTACTCGGTACCAAGGATCTTCTCAGAGCGTTCCTTCTCATCTAGTCCGCCTATCCAGATCTCCGAGCCGTTATCGAATCGCACGTAGAAGTCTGAGTCGTTCTTGTAGAATGGCATCTGATCGCCAGCGTCATCTCTGAACGCCAAGCTGAATACGTCAGGCAGTGTGTCAAGCCAGATGGATGTCTTTACGTGGTTGAAGTGTTGACGCAGGATGAGGTGGCGTGATGTTGCAGCCAACGCACGGTCGATGAGGTTCATGAGTATGATGAACGTCTTGGATGATCTAGCGCCGCCGTACAGGAGGATGTGCGTCGCCTCGCTCTTCATGAGGTCAAGGGCTTCGTACTGCTTGGGGTTGATGGTGAAGGGCTTAGGTTGTTCCATCGGCCTCCTCGGTCGCCTTACACAACGCGGCGGCTAGTTGGGTTGATGTGGCGCGTGCGCCTGCGACGAGATACCACTCTCGCATCGTGTCACGAGGACAATCCAACACATCCATCAACGCGGTAGCGAATGGCCATACTTTATCTTTCTCCGCAATCTCAGCCAGCAACCCGTCCGGTCCGTGCCATGCCAGCGCGGTTTCTAGGGCCGAGAGTTCGGCCTTCGCTTCATCTATCGCGGCCTTATCCTCGATACCTTCATCGCAAAGAACACCGCTTATCGTGTTCTCCAATATCTCGCAAGCCTTAATCAAACGTCTAATCGCGTCAGTCTTCATCCTCAACCTCCTCGCTCATCCATATCCGCGCCCACTTGCCCATCTCAGTCACCGGGAACATCTTCATCTCGAAGCCTAGTCCGTCCGGTACTTCATACGGACCACGGATGAACAGCATCATCGTGCCGTCATCTGATGTTAGCTTGGCGTCGAATAGGGGTTGGGGCATTAAGCCTCCATACTTCGCTTGAACTCCCTGCATAGCCTGTGAGTCAAACGCATCCACGTCGAATGATGGTGTTTGCACTTCTTACGATCATTCGCGCTATGACCGCCACAAAAGCACCACTTCTTGCTGCGTAGTTCAGGGTCTCGCTTGATAGTTGGTAAGCTCACTTGCCCTCCTCGGTACTCTATAAGCGTGCTCGGCCGCATTTTATCGCATGGATACGGCTGTCTGGAAATCGCGTGTTGTGCCGGATGCGGCCCCCGGTTGTGGCAAGCTGCCCGTACTGATGAGTTCATCTGGTATCTGTGGCATAGCAATCACCTCCTAGTCGTCCTGCTCCTCAGGCGCTCTAGCCTTGTCAAAGCTAAACGTCATGCTCGTCTTCTGGTCTACCTCGCTCTTCTCCTTCCACTTATCGCCAGCCACGTTCTTCAGGTAGAACTGGATCGCTCTCACGTCTGGATGCTTGACCTTCTTCTGTCCGCCTTCCTCGTATGTGTAGCCCTTGGACAGACGTAGCAGCGCGTCCTCTACGTCCTTGATAGGGTTAGCCTTGCCATCAGCTATGGCCTGCGAGAACTCAGGATGCGCTTCCTTCCAGTCGTATAGCGTGCGAATGCCTATCTCTAGCACATCAGCCATGTCCTCGTCAGTCATTCCAGCCTCAGCTAGTTTCCGCACGATTCCTGGAGTTATCTTGGCGTCGTACTTCGTCGGGCGTCCGTTGGGATTACCTGTTGGTTTATTAGCCATCGAGCACCACCCTCACACACTCAGCTATAGCCTGCATCATCTTCGGAGGGACTGCGTTGCCGAGTCGTGCAATTTGCTGTGAACGATTTCCCTCAAGAATGAACTCATCAGTGAATGACGTTAATCTCTTCATCTCTCCAATGCTAAGGTATCTCTTCTTCGATGGATGAATGATTCCCGTCGCGGCTATCTCACTCTTCATTAGCGTGCAAGATTCACGATTCCACGATAGCAGTTTCGTATTCATCGAACCAGTTCTCTTCCCTCGCACCTTAATAAAAGCCTTCTCTGCATTAGTCCCTGAGTAATTTCCAGCTTCCATTAAGTGAGCGGCTTCAACTAACCAGCCTGGTAATGGAGGGGCATCAATATCTTTGCATCCCTGCAATGCCTCTCGCACGGTAATAGGCTTCTCATTCGAGTGCGCCGGCCACTCAATCTCTTGCCCATCTCTCATACCGATGAAGATGATTCGCTCGCGGCTCTGAGGCACACCGTAGTACATCGCATTTAGCTTGCGGACTTCCACCCTGTAGCCAGTCGCCTTCAATCCTGCTAGTATCTCGTTGAACCGTCCACGCATTCCACCCTTTGCCATGCCTGACACGTTCTCCATAACGAAGGCGCGAGGTTGCAATCCTTCAATCAATCGAACGAACTCCAACGCAAGATCATTCCGCGTATCGTTCACCTTGCGCTTACCAGCCGTTGAGAAGCCCTGACAAGGCGGTGAACCGTCTAAGACATCAAGAACGCCTTCTCTTATGCCGCATCGTTCAAGGATGCTCTCAGCCGATACCTTGCGGATGTCAGCTTGCCAAACATCGACACCAGGAAAGTTCAGCTTGAACGTCTCAACGGCGTGAGGCTCGAAGTCGATAGCCAACAACTCATGGAAGCCTGCCCACTTGTAACCGAGGCTTGAACCGCCACATCCTGCAAAGGTTGAAACTACCGTAGGTTTACCACTCATATCCACACGACGGGCATTTGTTCTCTGTCTCTACGCCATCAGACAAATCCTGCCCATCCTCCTTCGGCTCCCATTCCTTGACGTCCTCGAACCCCATCACGTCGAAGTCTATCTCACCAAGCAACTCACCCTTCAAGTCCTCAAGCACAACTTCATCCCACTCGCCCAACGTAGAGATTTGATTGTCTGCCAACGCCAGAGCCTTGCGCCGTGGATCGTCCGTCGCTAGATCATCACGAACGACTACGATTAGTTTCTCTCCGTCCGTGTGTATCTCTTCAGTCGGTATGCCAAGCTCCATCGCCTTCTCGAATATGAGATTGCCAGCTACAAGAACACCGTCCTTATCTGCTAGAGCAGACCGACCAGCACCAAGCTCATGAAGAGACTTCTTTGCCGCTTGCTTATTGCGCTCGGGATGTATACGCGCATTGCGTTTGTCTTGCGTTATCTTCTGCTTGCTAGGCATCGCTAATAATCTTCTCCTCTACGGCAAGGAAGTCGTCAACTTGCTTGCGTGTGCTGTGTATGCCGTATC